ACCCTCTGGAGAAGTCGTGGCGTTATATGTGACGGAGGCATCTTGAGCTGCCCAATAATCATTAAAGTACTCGCTATGAATAAGCTTATTCGTACTCTGCAGCTCCATCAACAGAGCTGGGCACCCATCGCCACTATAGTTAAAGCGTGGTTCGTTTTCGAGCACACCAGCAGTAGCCGTAGTATCACCTGTTTTAATATAGTCTGAGGCAGCTAATCCTATTTCAAGCTGGAAATTTTGAATGAAGAAATAGTCCCCGATTGTTTGATCGTTGATTGTTGCTCCTCCGCTACCCATGAACACAACGACTCTATCAGCCGTATTTGTTGACGGAACTTCGACTGACATGGAGAGTCTAAACCAGCCCCCTCCAAAGCTCTCGGAATGTGCGGAAATAACATTCCCAGTTGTAGAAATCACACTGCCATCTGACAGATCGAAAAATGCTCTACTGTTGAATTTAGTATTGGGATCTGAAGTTAAATACTCATTTAAAGAAAGACGCAGACTCTGTGTGCCTGACACGTTGTTTCCAGCCTTAGCAAAAATACTAATTGTTTTCAGGCCATCTACGGTTACGTCTTGATATATAGAGTTAGAACTAGCGCCAGTAGATGTAGCCTCAAGCTTATATGCATCAGCGCTGAAATCGTATCCGATTTGACCGCCAGTTACAGATGAGTTTACTTTTACCCATCCTCCAGACCCACTCCCAATATCGAAACTGCCTGAATGCTTAAACAGATTCTCTCTCCCTTTCTCAATATACCCGTCCTTACCGATACGCGTAGCTGTAAGGTCAGTGCCTCTTTCGAAGTAGAAGTCAGCAGGGAGCTTATCTACTTCTACTACAGAAACATTATCTATGTCTACATCTACAGCAGAATTCGTGTTGTAACGACCGATAGTAAGTGTAGTTCCACCCGAGGTAAAATAAAAGACGTAAGATCCAGAGGTTGTAATATACCCGACGTCACCAGACCCGTCTTGAATCTTAATCGCGTAGTCTGCAGCATTGATATTTACAGTGGCATCAATAGACAATCTATAGTGCTTACCCACGGTAAACACATTGGTTTGATTGAGGTTAGACCAAACACCAGTTGTACTTATAATATGACCCTTGCCACCAGAGATAGTGGACTCACCAACTTTGATCCAGTCGCTGTCAGCATCAAAGCCGCCGTTTGTTACAAGTTCACCACTAACAGTGTTTGGGTGTGGCTTCAGGCTGAAAACTTTGCCGTCCTTACCAGCTGCCCCTCCAGCTAATAATACTAGTGATGCGTCATCGTAAAAGCTCATTGTTATTACGCTCTGTATGCCAGCACTGTTCCTGACGTTAAGTCAACGCTTTTGAAGGGTCCGTAAATCGTTACCCCAGTTGGCACCGTCACTGAAGCGAGAGCGTCGCCCTCACTAACAGTAACAGAAACCACGGCCTGAGATAAAGCTTGAATGGCCACAAAATCGCCCTCAAGGTTTGCTGCGTTTCCAGTTAAGTATTCAAAACCGTTCTGTCCGAACGCCGCCCGTTGGAAATTACCCGGGACGTTTAAATTTGCTTTGGCCATTTGTATCTTAGTTTAATCTTTGTTCTAATTGTTTGAGGACTTCCATGCCCTCGTCAGTTTTAAACCACTTTGCAAGAGCGGTGTATGGGTGAGCATCGAAAGGCACTGTCATAAGTGTACGCCCTGTAGATGCCCATGAGAAGTAGCGATTGTCTGCGCTGAGCTCAATGATACGAGCTTCAGTAGCCTTAATCGCAGTATTGCGAAGCTGGATGTTTTCATCCTGAGCGAGCTCAATAAACAATGATGGCTTATTTCTAGCAAACACAAGAAGATCTCTCTTCAATTCTTTGCTGCCCATCTTGTTAACTGCGCTACCGATCTCAGCTCTCATGACAGCTTCAGCTGTGTCGATATCCAAGCTATTCGCGATGTTCATAGCCTCGAGCTGGGTCTCGATAGTGTCGACCTCAACCTTAGCCTCAACGTTTGCGTCAAACTCTTCGTATACTCTATCTTTATATGGGTGGTAAAGCGAGAGAAGCTTCTGAAGTGTTTGGAGGTTTCTTGGAACTACGAGAGTTCCGTTTTTAAACACTACGTGAGCCATCTGCTTTTGACCTTCCATCTCATCAACGAAGACTGTTCTTTGGTTTCTAGTGTAAAGAAGCTCTCTTTCGTAGCCCTTATCTTCATCAAACCAGAACAGACCTCTACACTTAAGCCTAAATGTTAGAGGTGTTTTACCTCCCTTTAGATAGTAAATCCTATCTTTAATTTCCCAAGTGTTAGTAGGTTTTTCTTCAATAATCTCTGGAGCTGTATTAATTGTTTGCTCCTCGACGATAGGTGCAGCCTCTTTTTTAGGCGCGGCCTTACGCGTAGTCTTACGCGCGGTAGTTTTAGTTTCAGACATGATATAATAAAATTGTATAAAATAAAACAAGGCAGGGACCGAGGTCCCCGCCGAGTTTCATAAGGGTTATTATCCCTGCACCAACATGAAGTTGTTAGCACCCTGCACAACCAAGCAGCGCTCAGTCAAGAAGTGCATCTCCATAGCGTCGAGATCAGAAGTAGCAGCTCCAACAGAACCAGTGGTCCAAGTCTTGAAGCGGCGATCTTCCATCTGAGAAGCTCTGTAGCGAACGTGCAAGAATGGACGACGCAAGTTGCGACCCAAAGTCTGATCGTACACAGATGAGGTACCAGCTGGCACGAACACGCCACCGATCTTACCGATACCAGCAGCAGTAGGTGTCGCGGCATCGAGGTTAGAACCGCGACCAGTTATGTCATTCAAGTATTTCCAGTCAGTCTTGTAGAAGTCGTAAGAACCTCTGCGGAAACCAGTGAAGCCCAAGTTCAACGCCATGTCAGCATCGTTGTCAAACACACCGTAAGAAGTACCGCCAGTACCGTAAGAGTTCAAACCTGCGAGCATATCGTCCACGCCGAGGTTCTCGTCACGGTTCAAGAACATCATGTACTCTTCGATAGCACCTTGCTTGTCGAACTCCTTGATGATCAAGTCAAAGTCGTCCAAGTCGGTAGGAGAAGAGTTGAAAGTCACGTTGCCGCGATCTTGGATAGCAGCGAAGAGGCCTTCAGTACCTTCCTTACCAGCAGTCTCAGCAGCAGAGCTAGCTGCAGCTTTTTCAGCTTCAACCAAGGTCATCTCGCAGTAGTCAGTGAAACGAGCACGGGTATCACCAGCGGCCTTCAAGTACCACAAGTAACCGTTTTGTCCCTCTTCACCAGACACCTCAACCCAGCCAATTTGAGACGCATCAGAACCAGACACTTCGTACAAGTCCTTCATAATGATAGGCTTGTTGGTCAAAGTGTTGAACGAAGGCTCGTTAGCAGATCCGCGACCAGCAGTACCTTTACCGTACTCAGAACCAAACACGAACAACTGGACAGCCACGGTTCCAGTGGAACCAAGGCCAACAGCCAAGCTAGCCGCTGAGTAAGACTCGATAGTTATAGCAGAGCTAGACACACCAGACACATAGCCCTTGTCAGTACCTTCGGCGCTAGACACAACCACCAAGTCACCAACGCGGATACCGTGAGCTCCGGCAGTAGCGGCGTTGCCGTCCATATCGGCAGTGACGTTTACAACGTTAGTTGCAGTGCCAGTAACCATTTCACCAACGTAAGCGAGGTGCAAACGACCCTGCTCAGACCACACGACCTGATCAGAAGCCATAGCCTCTTCTGCGCCGACCATCTCCAAGAAACCACCCAAAGTGCGGTTGCCGAAGATCTCAGCTTCTTGTTCAACGAGTTCTGGCAAGTACTGCTGAGCCCAACCTGCATTAGCAAGGTCAACATAGTTGCCTGTCAAAGTAACCTTCTGTGCAGAAGGAGTAGCGCCTAAGTTGGCGCCATTAAAAATTGCCATTGTTTAAAGTTTAATGGATTAACGTTTTCTTTTTCTTATTTTGAAGTCACGAGCAGAATCCCCTAAAACTTTATACCTAATGCCTCCAACTTCAGTCTCACCGTGAGTCTGACGGGCTTCGGTGTTAACGTTCTTATCTTTAGCAACCTGGTCCTTGATCGCGTCAGCTTTTCCTTGCTCGTAAAAATGCTGAGCGATAGCATCCGCGTTCATGGCTGTAAAAAGACCTTTATGGTAGCCAGCTGCGTCCTGAATCGTATTGTCTTCGCCGACAAACTTGTTAACGAAATTATTCAAGTCACTCTGGGTGGCCTTCACTTCTTGGGCGTTTTTCACGTTGTAGCGGAACGTGTTGTCTCCGATCTTGTATTCGAAACCTTCGAAACCTTCACCAAAGACCTTTTCCGTACGTTGTTGAAACGCTTTTAAGGTTGCTTCAGACAGTTGCTTCTGCTGCTCTGTCTCTTTATTGTAACGGTTGAAAAAGTCCACGGCCTTCTTTTGCTCTGCAGTAAGGTTGTCCGTAGCCTTAATCTCATCGTAGTATTTGGCTTTTTGGTTTTCTAAATACTGGCGGGCTTTAGCTTGCTCTTCTTTAAGCGCGATCTTCTTGCGCTTGATCTCTTTCTCGTCGTCAAGGTCAGCGTCATAACCGAAGGTCTCCTCCAGTAAGAACGCTCTCTCTTCACTACTCAAATGAGGTTTAGTAGCTTTGTAGTACTCGTCCATTAAGTCAGCACCGTCAAGACTACTAACGTCTCGGTTAAGGCGAACATAGTCATTGATGTCACCACCAGTCTCGTTAATAAAGTCAACCAGCTTTTGGATGTTGTCAGGCAAAGTAGGCGCTACAGTCTCTTGAGCCACTGGCTCTTCGACTTTAGGCTCTTCTTTTTTTACATCTCCATCTCCTGGTTGTGCTTCCTCTTGCGGTTGTACTTCCTCTTTGGTTTGATCGGATCCAGCGTCATTAGCATCTGGTCCTTCTTCTTGTACCTCAGTTTCTTCGGCTTCATTAGTTGGTGGTTTTGAAAAATCGACTTTGTACACTTCTTCTGGCTTTTCTTTCATAGACTGAAAGCTTACCTTAACCGTGTTGTCGTCAGTGGTTTCTTGCGCAGTTGTTTCTTGTTCTGCCATAATAAAATAATATAAGATTTATATCATGGGAGGAACCGCTCTGTGTCCGCTCCTCCCGTAACTATATCATTACCTGATGACTCAAACTTTTTAAGTGAATCACCCTTTGTTTGTAATTGTTGTTGATTAAGCTTTTGGTTGAACTCGAACTCAAGTTCCATAAGTTCTTTCTTAACCTCAGCTTCTTGTTGCAGATACTGTATCTTGAGCTGTGTCTTAGTCTGTTCCATCTGGAGTTCAGCCTGAGCCTTAGCTTGGTTCTTTTGCATTTCGGCTTGAGCTGCCACCTGCTGCGCTTGAGCGTTAGCTTGGGCTTGAGTTTGGATGTTCTGCTGTTGAGCCTGTTGATCGCGCTCTGCTTTCTTCTTGCGCTTAACCTTAAGTAATTGGTTAGCTAGCTTGATGTTCTTGATCTCTCTGATGTCGATAGCATCATCAAGATCGATCAACTTTTGGCTTAGAGCTATTTGGATATTGTTCTCAAGCTTAGCAGCTTCTTCCTCGTCTGGTAACAAATCAATAAAGATACCAAAGTCATGCAAGTGAAGAGCACTCATCTCTGCTAACGTGGCGACATTATGAGCGCCTATAGCGCGCACAAACGCATCGCGGGATGGTGAGTATTCGAGTATGTCAGAAACCCTGAGAGAAAGGTTCTCTGCAACTTCTGCGGTAATATACAGCATAGACTGTAATATATGTCTTGTTGCTGTGTTAGAGTTTGCAGCCGCTAGCTTCTGAATACCGACAAGAGCGTTCTTATCTGGCATACTGCCGTCACGAGCCTCGTTGAGACCCGTAACGTCGCGAATCATTTGCAGGTAGTAGTTGTACGTCTGAATAAGAGACTGCATCTTACCACCGCCTGATCCGTTTTGAATCTGCTGGATAGGCACTTTACCTGGGTTCATATCACCGTCACTGGTG